TGGCATCATGGCCAGATTGTCAGAGATATTAGATAGTTCTTCTAATTGCATGATTTAATCCTGACCCATTCTGTAGATTGCCAAGTCTGCCAGCCCAGCAGGGCGCTCGTTAACAGAGCCGCCAGAAGCAAACATGCCTAATCCTTTACCAACCAAACCAGCGCCAGCAACTTGTTGCAACATTGATGGGGGTTGCTGATACATTGTGGAAGATAACTGCGACATAGGCAAACCACGGATCATGTCAGACATGAAGCCCATCTGCTTGTACGGGTAGTTCTGATAGTTCAGGAAGTCTTGGTACTCTGTGTTTAAAGCGTTCTGAACTTGCTGTTGTTGCTGAGTACCAAACTTGTTTTGAACGTCCAAAAGTCCGAGGTTCTGGCCGTACTGTGTCTGTCCAATATCAGCCAAATTCTTAGCGCCTGTCATGGCTGTTTGCAAACCTTGGAGTCCAAGACCAGCACCAAACTGTTGCTGTTGCGCGTTTAGTTGTTGCCCTGCTAAGTTTTGCGCTTGGGATTGGTTAAACTGCGCCATGGCCTGTGTATAAGCGTCTTGCAGTCCTTTGGCTTGGATGTCGCCCTTTTGACGGGCTAAGTTGCCTGCGGCTTGACCGCGCATTAAGTAATCGCCACTACCGCCAAAAGCACCGCTACGAGCGGCATTAGCTTGCTGTGCTTGTCCTGCAATTTGAGATTGCCGCTGTGCATCCTGTTGCTGGCGTTCAACTACATTCTGCATGTAGGGAGACATGTACCCCTGAACGTTGTTTCCTGTGAACTGCTGTGTTTGATAGGGGTTAAACGTGTACTGCGTATTGAGTGCGCCAAGACCTGCCATGCCCGCCATAGCGGTGGCATCGCCCAACTGGGGCGCAGTTTGCATAAGCCCTGCGTTTTCAAAGGACTGTTGTTGTAAAGGCGTGAACTGCGCTTGACGATCCCGCATGTACTGCTGGTACGGGTTTTCGTTAAGATCAGTGTAAAGTTCTGCGGTGCCTAGCAGTTTTTCTGCGTAGGGAGCAATCTGGTCTGCAAAACCTATTGACTGTTCTGTGTAAGATGTTGGTGCTGGTGCTGCCATGATCTATTCCTTAAGCGGGAAGATATTTATCAGAGCGACTGTTTGCCGCTACTTTGTTTTTGCCTGTGGTCTTACCGCGTGCACGTTGCACACGATCCATCATGGCATAGAGTTTCTTAGCGCCTGCCTCTGTTGAGCCGTTGCCTAATTCAGACACGATGCGTGCAGGGATCACAAATTCACCATCGGCAAGGCGTGCGGGCTGATTCTTGCGCCCAATCGTTGCAGGGATGCTGTCAGACACGCCATCACCGGGGCCTCGAAGCAGTCGGCCACCATCTGAGTAAGAACCAAGTGAGCCAAGACCGCCACCCATGGCGTAACGCATTAAGCCACCGCGCTTAGCGCCAGAACCGGGGGAGCCGTCACTGCCGGGGGCATCTCCTGTAGCGCTTGCTGCTGACGCAGCCGCACTATCTGCCGCCGTAGCCGCTGCCGCTGCCGCCGCATCCGGACTCAGCGTACTCATATCTACCACTGGAATGCTGTCGTTAGGCGCTTGTGCCAGACCGGTAATACTATTGGCTTCGTTGTTTGAGAAACCTCCGGGGCCTGACGTGCCGGAGCCAGAAGTTGTACCATCCCCACCGCTACCATAATTACTACTGCCAGCATTTCGGTATGTATTTGCTCCAGCAGTAGTTGTTAGCTTAACCCACCGTCTGCCGGCCACATCCCACTGCCATGTGCCTGTGCTATCGGCTGGGGGTGGATTTGTGGGGTCTGTTAAGTTGTATTTAACACCGTCAACAGTAATCGTGTTGCCAGTAACTGTTGTAGCCCTTGGAATTTTTCTGCCCAACACAGCCTCGTCGTATCGCCGCATTACGGGTCTGTCGGCTGTTGCTGTACGCTGCGTTAAATTCTTGCCCTTGCCCATGAGATAGTTGTATGCGTCCAACGAGTCGTCAGTCTGTTTGTTATACAGCGCATTATGTTCAGCCGGAGTTTTAGGCACTGCAGCTTTGTAACCTAGACTACCGCCACCTGCGGTGTAAGAATTTCTTACGGCTTCCATGCCGGGGAATCCACCGTACGGACGACCGGGAACATTTGGCACAACCGAAACTGTGCCGTTGGGGTTGTTAATAATATCGCCGGGCGTTCTGGTAAGGGGGTTGCCCGTGTTATTACCGTAGTTGCTAATAGCACCATTGTTGTAAACAAACCCTCCGGGCATTAGCGTTCCGCCGGGGGTCACGTTAACAAACGGATCTGGCGGTGGGGTTACAATAGGTATGGGTTCACACGCAGTACCATCCGCGTTAGGGCGATATCCGGGGCCACAGTTAAGCGTTTTCTTTTCAACTTTTTTAGCGGCATCATATCGGCGCTGAACTTCGTTTTTAGACAGGCCAAAAGCCTGCGCCATATCGTTCACGGAGTACTTGTTGTCGTCCATGAACTTAGCCCACTCTTTGTCTGATACGCCATCTTTGTCTGCGGCGGCAAGAGCTAGTGCGCCTTTGTCTAGGTTGTACCCACGGGCAATATCTGCTTGTGACCAGCCAGCATATTTAGGGTCTGCAGCTATGCGAGCGTTGTATAACTCGTTTGCGTCAATGCCCAGCGCGTTCATCTGATTGTAAATACCAAGCGTGCCCGAACCGCCAGTAGTATCCGTGGAACCTACAAATGGCGCAGCTATGTTAGAAATGTAACGATTGACATCAGCGGGATTAGCGTTAAATTTTGTAATGTCTGCGGCAATATCAGCGTTAGGGTTTGTTTGAAAGTAACTACCAATCTGTTCGTCTGTATAAGCGTTGTATGTGGGAGAAGCCTGATAAGTGCCGTAGGCTTGTCCAATTTTGTCTTGTCCAATACCAAGGTTTGTGAGGTAGTCGACAGCGGCTTTTTGATTGGCTGCGGTATCGCCACCGCTAGCAGTGGTGAACTGTTTATAGGCCGATGCAATATCGTCCGCTGAACTGTCTTTTGTCAATGTTGTGTAATCACCACCACCAGCCAAAGCCACAATACCGCCACCGGCCATAGGCGTAGATTGTTGCGGTGCTCGGTTTAAAGAGCCCACGCCAAGTTCATACGGGTTTGGATTCTGTTGGTAGAACAGATCGCGCTGACCTTGGAATGTTTTGTTTCCAAACTCACTGGTTTTAACAGGCGTCATTTCGCGCATGCCGTACAGAGGGTCGGGTTTACCCGTATATGGGTTAATATTAAAAGCCATCTGCCGAATGTTCCCAGTACTTCTTGGATCGGGCAGTTTTGTGGTTGTGGGAACCATAGCACCGGCCATGATCGGGGCGGCAGCGTAAGCTAAATTACCAAGGTTGCTTTTGGCAAAACCTAGTGGGTCTGATGCAGCGGCCTTTAATCCTGAACTTGCAAGTTCAGACGCAGACATCGTAGCGGGGTTAGCGTTGCTAGTTAAAAACTTATTAAATGCACTGCCAGCAGAGCCGTCAGTAGCGGTGGCGGCAACATCCCCAAACGCCTGCCCCAAATTTCCTGTAGACGATCCTGCCAAAGCTTCGGTCATCCCTGCGCCTGTACCCGCACTCATTAGGCTCTCGCCAAGACCTGCTCCACCATAGGCACCCAATCCGGCCATGAGGCCGCGAGACAAACTGCCAGTAGCCAAAGTAGTAATGCCGCCCACGGTCAAACCAGCCATGCCCGCCGACATCAAACCGCCACCAAAAGCCGCACCCGCCGGGCCTAAGAACGCGCCAAGGGCGATGGGGGCAACAGCTTTGAACAGATCAGAAAGAAAACCAGCTTCGGGCAAACCAGTTTCAGGATTGATGGTCAGCGTTGTACCGTTTGCTTCGGCAAACTGTTGAAGCTTACGGACTTCGTCCGGCGTCATGTGTACAAGTAAAGAGTCGTCACCGCGGCCATTGGCGGCTACCTGTTCGGCAAACTTATGCAGGCTCATTTTTGCCTCTTAAAATGGGGGTTGTTGGATAATATCATGGTGGGAGCGCAGACACAAATGAAAGTGTGGCTACGACGGATTGAGTAGACGGCTTAGTGGGCGTGCCCGAAGCGGCAAGATGTTGAATAGTCACAGCAACATTAGGCACAGACCAGTAAATCTCAACGTGATCATTGGCATTCATAGTCAAAAAATAGTTCCAGCCAACAATTGCGTGCCCATCCGTACCCGCGTGTCTATTTGGAATAGATACAAATCCTGTTGATCCCGTAATATCCGCACCGTTTTGTTTTAGCCAGATGTAAACATCTTGAAAAGCAGTATCCGTATTTCTAAACTGCGCACTAAACTGAAGGTTGTATATACCTGCATTGGCTACAGTAATCTCCGAGTTTGCAATACGTACCTCGTTAGAAAAATCGGTGGTATTAAACGTCATCAGCGTAGCTGTGTTAGCTGTTGCGGTCTGATCCTGATCGCTGGAAAACGCACCATAGGGAAACGCCAAGTACTTACCGCCTGCATTGCCTGTAATTTCTGTAAGAGCATTCTGTATTTGGTTAAAGTACAAACGCAAAATATTGGTGAATTGATCTTGATAACGGCGTTCATACTTATCCGTGCCCAGCGGTAAACTAGGTGGGGATGGGTTAATTAGGCGGTTGCTTGTTGTCATTAACGCCTGCCGTCCGGTCTGATATCAATACGGGGTGCGCCAAGCTGCCATGTTGTGTTGACTTGGTTTGAGCTAATCTTAAAGATCATCTGGCGACCGCGCATACGGGTGAATATCTGGCCTGTAAACTGCTCTGTAATGACGTACGTATTGCTCTTGGCCACAGGTTGTGAAGCTGTACTTGTAACCCCAGAGCCGGAATTAGCCAGACCATACAGCGTCATTGACACCGCCGGTAATGCGCCAGCGGGAGTATTCTCAGCATTTTCAAAGGTCAAGTCAGGTAATACGCGCCACACAAAACCAAAGTTATGGCCGTCACCAATATCAAACTCAGACGAGCTAATGTAAGCATCAATTGCAACAGCGGTGCCGGTCGTATTGTCATTCAATCCCGTCTCATGATTAATCAGGTTGCCTGTCAGCGTATTAGAAAAATAGTTAGCCGCAATAGGAACAGTTTGCAAGCCAGAGTCAAGCCAAGCAGTCCTAGACATGGTGCCGTAGTACCATATTTTTTCCATATAGTTATAGATAACGTACCTGTCAACGGCTGAAGCGGTGGCTGAGCAGTAGAACCACCAGACCTCATTAAAGCCCTCGTTTGTGCCAGCAAACACTTGTAGTGCTTGCTCTTGGTTAAGGTCGCCAAACACGAAGCGGCGCAGGTCACAGTTTAAAGTGTTTACACGGCCATCATAGGAGTAGAACTTGTCCACGCCCATCCAGTACACGATACCGGAAGCAATCACAGCCGAGTTAGGACTCATGATAGAGATGTTGTCACCGAGCAACTGCGGTGCCCAGACATAAGGGGGGCCAAGGTACTGTAGTGAGTATATGGC